TGCAGGTAGATTTATGTTATCATTTAATGATGACCCTTTAACTAAACCAACGATTGATGTTATACAAATAGATAACCTACATGAGAAATATCAATATGTGGCTGAATATACGCAAGATAGAATATTGGTTGCTCATAGAGTTACCTCTCCATTACTATTTGGTATTAGAACTGCTAACAATGGTTTTAGTTCTCAATCAGAAGAGATGATGACGGCATTTTCAATCATGCAAACTATGACAATATCTCCATTCCAAAACCTTATCTTAAATATATTAGATAGTGCATTAACAGAAGGTGGGTACGAAGAAACTGAATTATACTTTGACCAATTAACTCCATTAGCAATTCTTTCACAACAAGCAGAAGATACTGATAAATCTATTGGGCAAGTAGCAGATGAAACTAACAAAGAGTTAGAAAATCCTGCAATGGAAGAAGACCCACAAGACCAAACCGCACAAGATGCAGAACCTCGCTTCGTAAGACAATCACAAGCGTTTTTCCAAAAAGAATACGAAACATATAACGACTAATTATGGCAACTGCTTTATTTATTTCCCGTAACGATATTATTAAGAATACACCACTTATGGGTGCAATAGATGCAGATGCTTTATTGCCTTTTGTTAGTGTAGCACAAATTAAATATCTTAAAAATCTATTAGGAACAGTCTTATATGATTATTTAGATGCACAGATAATAGCAAATACTGTTGGTGCTTTATCTGTATTTTACCAAGACCTATTAGATGACCACATTAAACCTTGTTTGATATGGCATGCGTGTGCAGAATATATACCATTTTCATCAGTTCAATTCAAATCAAATGGAGCAGTTAAACAACAATCTGAACAAGGTATTGCTCCCTCAAAAGCTGAATTAGATTATCTTTTAGCAAAAGCTAATGAGAATGCAAATTACTATGATTTAAGATTGCAGAACTATTTGATTTCTTATTCAAATCAAATACCTCAATATCTACAATCAGTAGGAAACCAAACACAGATTTATCCAGACCAAACAAATCAATATTTCGGAGGTATTCAATTGTAATATATGAGCTATTTAGTTAATAATACTGGCACAAACTATTCATTATACTATAATGTTCTAGATTATTTTAGAACAATTATGGTAAATCACCCGTCTCTTAAAGATGTTTCACAAGGACCATTAGGTGATGTAGATACTGTGCAATTTCCATTTTACCCATTAGGTAATGTACAAATTGTAGGTGCTGATTTTCTACCGTCATCAACTGATTATAGAATGTTGTTGATTGTTGCTGACAAGGTAAAGAATAAAAATAACGAATCAGAAGATAGAACTAATGCACAGATAATTCCATACTATGGTGTAGATGATACAGTAGATATACACGCTAATACTTTGAGTATAATGAACGATTTATTATCTTTTACACAATACTCCGTTGAAGCATTTCAAATCAATTCTACCATAGGTTTAGAACCTTTTGCCGATAGATTTAACAATGGTTTAGCAGGATGGGCTGCATCATTTACACTTACAACTCACAACAATAGAGACAGATGTCTATTTAATTTATATCCTTAATCCATATGGCTAATATATTCAGAACAATAACTTTAACAGTAGACCCCGCAGCAGCAGGACCTTTATACGATGTATATTATTCTACTGATTGTGTAAATTATACTATTTGCACAGATGGTAGTAGTGTATCATTACCAACTGTTGGTTCAACTGCTAACGTAACTTTCCCTGATACTACTGCTTGTATTAAACTAATAAACTTATCTTCTGGTTGTGGAAACAATTTTGTTGTAGAAAGTATATTACAATTAGATTATTTAGTAGTAGCAGGTGGAGGTGGAGGTGGTAGCAGACACGCAGGTGGTGGAGGAGCAGGTGGTTTGCAATCAGGCTCATTTGGATTTGTATTATCAACTCCATATACTATAACTATTGGAGTAGGTGGAACAGGCGCAGGAACAAATGGTTTTAATTTAGGTAATAATGGTAGTTCATCTGTATTTAATGTAGTAACTTCTTTAGGTGGAGGTGGAGGAAATGGTACTGGAGCTTTATTAGATGGTTCAGGTTCAGCAGGAGGTTCAGGTGGTGGAGGTTCTGCAGCAAATTCAAATACAAATAATGGAGGATATGGAACATCTGGTCAAGGATTTAGAGGAGGAGCAGGAGGTCTATCACTCGGTTATGCCGGTGGTGGAGGTGGTGGTGCTTCTAACTCAGGTTCAAATGCATATACAATTAGTAACTATGCCGGAAATGGTGGTAGTGGTTCTTTATGGAATGGAACATTTTACGCAGGTGGTGGAGGAGGAGGAAACTATAGTAGTCCTTCTTTTAGTGGTAGTGCAACAGCCGGTGGAGGAGATGGTGGTAATACCGTAACAGTAAATTCAGGAACTCCTAATACTGGTGGTGGAGGTGGTGGAGGTGCAGTAGCAGAAGCAGGTGGTAATGGTGGAAGTGGTGTTGTTAAATTAAAATACTCATCAGCATATAGTGCATCAATTAGTGGAAGTTTAACTGCATCTACTGTAACAACAGGTAGTTTCAAAATAACTTCATTTACATCTGGCTCAGGCACAGTAACCTTTACATAATGAAAACTCTTGCAGATGTAGCAAAGGATTACAAATCTATAACACAAAAGTTAATTATAGGTGGATATCCTGGTTGGAAGAAACCACCATACCTTACAGGTAATTTGTATAGGACTGTGGGTTCATTTAACAACGACCAGAGGATGATATTTACTCAAAAGGGGAAATCCTTCATCACCCTAAATTACGCACCACCAGGCGCAAGATATGGAACGTATGTAGAGAAGGGAACAAGTAGAATGCCTGCTCGTCCATTTTCTATGATTGCGGCAAATTCACAAGACTTAAAAAGAAGTATATTCGAATATGAAGATGGTAAGGTGCAAGAAGTAAGAGATGAAGTACAAAAAAGAATGACCGTTATATTTGCTCCATTCAACCAAACAATATAGTATCCAATACTTTTCGGAATAAAGTGGTTATATTAAGAAAAGTATTAGATGTCTGTAATAATAGCACAAACTCCTGCAACTGCTTCACTAGCACAATCACCGATTATCTTTTCGGTATATATAACTGGTTCAGAGATAACCAGTAGTGGATTTCAATATATGGCAGACCTGTATTATTTTACAGGTTCTGTATCTAACTCAGGTTCGGTTGATTATACTTTAGCAAAATATCCTAATACATCTTTGTATGGTATCTTTGATTTAAACAGAATTATCAATTCTACTTTAACTGATTTAGCAATACAGAATACATCTAACGTAATGTACTTTGCGTGTGATTTTTATTTTCAATATCTTTCAGGCTCATCTCAATATACTTATGTAACTGGCTCACATACTAAATCACAAACTTACAAAGCATTAGATGGTTATGGTATATTTCAAGAAGCAATTGGACAACCAATATATAATAAAACTCCACACTGGCCTTTAATGACAGATGGACCTGCAACTCAATCAGTATTTACAACAGATACAGGTAATGCGGGTGTATATTTTGGTAATGTAGGTACGGGTAGTACTCCTACTAAAGTAGTTTATACATCTAATTTAGGAACTGCTAACTACACAATTACAGGTTCAGCATCATCATCAGGTCAAATAGCACAATATCCAATAGGACCAGCACAATCTGGCTTCCCATTAAGTGGTTCATTTACTTATTTCCAAACACAAGCATACAATGGAGCAACTCCTATGGGTTCTCCTATAAAATATGAAGTAAATTGTATCCAAAAATATCCTAATGTTAGAATTAAATGGAAGAACAGATATGGACAATTTGATTATTTTGATTTCTATATGGTTAATCGTCAATCCTTCTCTACGGAAAAGAGAACATATCAACCACAATTAGGTACATGGGAATCAACTGCTTTATCATACAACGATTATGATAGTTCTACATTGAACTATATTGCTGATTCTAAACAAGCGATTTCAGTAAATTCATTCTTTATATCAGAGGATTACAACGATATTCTAAAACAATTGTTAGTAGCTGATGAAATATATTGGATGTATGATGAAACAAACGATAATGTTAGACCTTTAACTATAACAAATCAAAACATAGTATTCAAAACAGGTGTAGTTGATAAGTTAATTCAATACCAATTTGATTTTAACTTTGGACAGGCATATAAATTGATTATCTAATGGGTATTATATCTACACAAGGTTTTGTATTTAAGCTTATAGCAAATGGAGTACAGTTAGACTTATTTAAGGATGAAGAAATCCTTTTATCAGATAACGTAACAGGTCTATTTGATTTAGGAGTTCTTCCTGCTGACTTTACACGCCAAATAACAATACCTGGTTCAAAAGTTAATAATGCTTTCTTTGAGCATTGCTACGATATATCAATTCAATCACCATTCTTATTTAAGTCAAACGTTAAAGTTCCTGCATTCTTTGATTTTGGTGGTATATACCTTGCTAACGGATACTTACAATTAAACAAAGTAAATGTAATAGCAAATAAGTTTATTGATTCATATGAGGTTACAATATATGGTGGTTTATCTTCGTTTGCAAGAGAAATAAACAGAGCATTTTTAACTGATTTAACCTCATCATTATCTCAATATAATCATACTGCATCTTTAAGTAATATATCTTCATCTTGGAATGGAGATTTGTTTAGTGGTAGTATAGTTTATCCAATGGCTGAATATGGACAAGAGATTGTATATAATCCTTCAGTAGCAAATTATGGAATAGATGAACCCTCTGGCTCTTTATGTGTGCAAGATTACAAACCTGCTATTAGAGTAAAAGCAGTATGGGATGCAATCTTTGATACATACGGATACACTTATACATCTTCATTTATGGAACAAAAGTTTTTGGATAATGTGTATATGATTTGTAATAACAAATTACGTTACCCAATAATAGAAAATATAGATTTAGAAACTTATGGTTTGTTTAGAATCTCTCCTATATCAGGTAGTGGT